ATGTCGAACGGGGCGTGGACAGATGAAGAGAACGACCTGATCGTCGCGGATTACTTCGCGATGCTGGCCGACGACATCTCCGCGCGCCGCTACAGCAAGGCCGAGCACCGCCGCGCGCTGCTGCCGCTGCTGAACGGCCGGTCCGAGGGGTCCGTCGAGTTCAAGCACCAGAACATCAGTGCGGTGCTGAAGGGCCTCGGCGAGGACTGGATCCCCGGTTACAAGCCCGCGTTCAACTTCCAGATGACCTTGGTGGATGCCGTGGCGCGGTGGCTGGCGCTGAACCCGGCCTGGCTCGGACGCCAACCGGGGCTGCAAACCGCCGCTGGCCTGCGCGAGGCCGCGCAGATCTGGATCGGGCCGCCGCCGACGCTGTCGAACCAGCCGCCCCCGCAGGAGCTGGACCAGATGCTGCACATCGCCCGCAAGTTCGACGTGGCGGGCCGGGACGAGCGCAACCGGGCCCTCGGGCGCGCGGGCGAGGAACGTGTGCTGGCGCATGAACGGGCGTCTCTGCGCTCGGCAGGACGGGACGATCTGGCGCGCAAGGTGCGCTGGGTGTCGGAGGAGGATGGCGACGGCGCGGGCTACGACATCGCGAGTTTCGCCCCGGACGGGCTCCCGCGGCTGATCGAGGTCAAGACGACGAACGGGTGGGAGCGCACGCCCTTCCACATCACCCGCAACGAACTGGCCATGGCCGAGGAGCGCCGGCCGGAATGGTGCCTGTTTCGGCTCTGGAATTTCTCACGCGAGCCAAAGGCGTTCGAACTGCATCCGCCACTGGACACGCATGTCTCGCTGACCGCGACGACGTTTCAGGCGAGCTTTCACTGAGGCTCAGTCGAACACCCGCTCCGGCTGTTCGTGCCACGGCAAGGCCGCGACGTCGGTCAGTTTCAACAGGGTCACGGCGGGCACCTCGCGCTTGTAGACCAGTCGCTTGAGGACACCTGGCGCGAGATAGGCGAGCCGCAGCTGTCGGCTGACATGGCGTTCGGCAAGCCCCACGGCTTTCGCCAGATCGGTGACCGTGTTGAATTCGCCAGCCTCCATCCGCCGCCGCCAGCCCCACGCCCGACCAATGGCGCGCAGGATATGCGGATCCTGCGTTCGGTCTTCGCTGGGCAGATAGGTGGCGGGCGGCATGATCTTCGGCCGCCCGTTCTGCTTGCGGACCTTGAGCGGCACGAAGATCTGGATGGACTCGTCGGGTTTCATCATTCCGCCGCCACCTTCTTTCGTGGCGCCATCATGTCGCGCATGACGCCCGAGACGCCGTCGGTCCGGACATCGATCACCAGCCCCTCGGACGTCACAGTGACCCGGCGCACCAGCAACTGTACGATCCGGGTCTGCTCCGCAGGGAACAGCTGGGCCCAGACGTCATCGAACGTCTGCAGCGCGGAGATCACGTCGGCCTCGGCGAAGACGTGACCCTCGCGCGCCAAGTGGGCGATGACCTGCGCCGTGATCGAGGGCGCGCGCATCACCCGCCGCAACTCGGTCACCACGGCCGCTTCCACGAGGTCGGCAGGAAGACGGCGCGGGATGCCTTCATCGCTGGGCTCGCGGTTTTTGATGACGTCCATCGAGACGTAGTACCGGTATCGCCGCGCGCCCTTTTTCGTGCTGCTCGGGGTCATGGCGGCGCCCGTGGCCGTGAAGATCAGCCCCTTGAGCAGCGCTGGCGCCTGCGCGCGAGTGTTGTTGGCGCGCTTTCGCGGATTCTGCCGCAAGATGGCATGGACCTGATCCCACAGCTGCTCGCCGATGATGGCCTGATGCTCGCCGGGATAGGCATTGCCCTTGTGGACGGCGTCGCCGCGATAGACGCGGTTCACCAGCACCCTGTAGAGATATCCCTTGTCGACCAAGGTGCCCTGCTTGTTGCGGAACCCCTTGCGGCGCAGTTCACGGGCCAGCACGGTCGCTGATCCGACCTCGACGAACCTCTCGAAGATACCCCGCACGGTGGCGGCCTCGTCCTCGTTCACCACGAGTTTGCGGTCCTTCACATCGTACCCGAGCGGGACATAGCCGCCCATCCACATGCCCTTCATGCGGGATGCGCGGACCTTGTCGCGGATGCGCTCGGCCGTGACCTCGCGCTCGAACTGCGCGAAGCTGAGCAGGATGTTCAGCGTCAGCCGCCCCATGGACGTGGTGGTGTTGAAGGACTGCGTGACCGAGACGAAGGTGACGCCGTTGCGGTCAAAGACCTCGACCAGCTTCGAGAAGTCCATCAGCGACCGCGACAGGCGGTCGATCTTGTAGACGACCACCACATCGATCAGGCCGTCCTCGATGTCGGCCAGAAGCTGTTTGAGGCCGGGCCGTTCCAGCGTCCCGCCCGAAATGCCGCCGTCGTCATACTGATCGCGGACCAGCACCCAGCCCTCGGAGCGTTGGCTGGCGATGTAGGCTTCGCAGGCCTCTCTCTGGGCATGCAGGCTGTTGAATTCCTGCTCCAGCCCTTCCTCGGAGGACTTGCGCGTGTAGATCGCGCAGCGTTGGCGGCGGACGGGATTTGTGCGTTGATCCATCAATCATTCCCCCGCTTTCGTTCGCGCAACCCGAAGAAACGGTAGCCATTCCAACGCGTCCCGGTGATCGCCCGCGCAATCGCGGACAAGGATTTGTAGGGGCGGCCCTGCCACTCGAACCCGTCCCGCAGGACCGTGATCGTGTGCTCGACCCCGTTCCATTCTCGGATCAGCCTCGTGCCGACCACGGGATTGCGAGGATCGGCGATCTGGCTCTTGCGTGTCAGGGTGCCGCTGACCTCGTCGGCCAGCAGGTCCAGCATGCGCCGGGTTTCGCGATCAGGACCGCCATACGTCAGCTCCTGGATGCGGTAGGCCAACCGGCTCTCGAGGAACGCTCGGCTGTTGTTCGGCGCTGCCGATGCAAAGATCGTCTGCCACTCCGACTTCAGCTGGGTGACGGACATGGACTTCAGCGCGGCGAGGCGCGCGGGAATGGGATCGGGCTTGTTCATGCATTTCTCCGGCGAGTTGGAGTTGCATGACGGCATTTGTCGGGAGGAGAGTGTAGGCAACGTTCTCCAGTATCGTCAGATACTTCGCCCATTTCCCGCATCCGCAGCCGAACCAGCCCGAGCGCCATCAGGCCGCACAGCTCGGCGCGGCGTTCCGCGGGCGTCATCTGGTCGGGCGGGAGCGGATTGGGGCGTTTCAACTTGGTCTCCGTCATGCGGCGCTTGGCTGCAGCGCGCTCTGAGAGAGAAAAGCCAAGTGGACGGCCTGATCGGGACAGCTGCGGTCAGAAGAGCCTGATACCGGGAATCCGAGCCGCATAAACCGGCCTCAAGGGGCTCCCCATAGGTCATCCGTGTCCGGGGGTTCAATATGCTTGTTATGCGCCTTCACGTTCTCCTGCGTAACTGATGTCTTAATCAGGAGACGCTGACGACTTGGGGGACTAGATACCTGTGTCTATGCCCCCAGGACAAAAACGTCCACTTTCCGAGCCTTGTGTGGAGCCCCGGCAGGCTGCATTTATGAGGCAAGGAGAACACAAATGACCGAACAGAATCAATCAGAAACGGCAACCCCGCCCAAGAAGCCACGTCGGTCTGCGAACGCAGACAAGTGGGGCGCGAAGGTGATGGAGCAGGGTTTCTGCATGATCCCGTCGTTGCTGCTGCGCGCACAACGTCGGCTGCACCTGAACCCGTCTCAGCTCGCCGTCCTGCTTCAGATCATCGATCACTGGTGGGACGCCGCACGCAAACCGTACCCGAGCAAAAAGGAACTTTCGTCCCGCCTCGGCATCAGCGAGCGCCAAGTGCAGCGATACATCACTGACCTCGAACGGGAGGGGCTGCTGCGTCGGCACGAGCGCTACGGCGAACACGGCGGAAGGCAGACCAATATGTACGACCTGCAGGGCCTCGTCGACAAACTCGCCGAAATCGAGCCCGAGTTCCGCGAGACGCGCGAGTTGGCGCGCAAAAGCCGGAAGGCTGCTGCCTCCCCCGGCTGGCGTCCCAAGAAGAAGACCGGGGCCGACAAGGACGGCCCCAGCTAAGCCCGACTGATCCAGTCCACCCGAAGACCTCACCACGAAGCAGCAAGAAGCGCTGCTTCGAACGATCCCGCACGTCCAGATTTTCGAAGGCCACGAAGGAAGGCGCCGAATGAACCAACATTCCAAACATAGCATCGATCGGTCGCGTCGCCCTTTTGGGGGCGGAAGCGGCGCCATGGACGCCGAATTCACGCGGGAGTGGCGGTGCCATGACTGCGGGAGGCTCCTCGGCAAGACCAACGGCAGTCAGATGCAGATCCGCCGGAAGCCCCTCGATTATGTCGTCGGGTTTCCGGTTCTTGCGACCTGTCCCGGCTGCGGGTGGCTGAACGTGACGAACAAGCCGTAAGCGCGCGGCAACGCGCGCCCCTACCCAACCCTCAGAAACCCAAGAGACGCGCGACGTCCTGACCTGGCCACGAGAAGGCGCCGGACGCCTGGCCGCAAGGCAGGCGTCCAATGTCCATCGCGTGGCACGCGATCCGCGATCACCTTACGGATTCATCTTCCAAGCTTCACTTCCAGCGCAGTTTCGACGCCATCCGGCGCACGCAGGCCGCCCTCGCGCCGTTCCGCGATCCGGCGGCCCTGCTGGACGGGCTGCATAGCACCCCCGGCGATCCCGCCTGGAAAAACCAGATCCTCTCCGCGCTCGTCAGGGCGGCGCAGGGCGACGGGCCCGCGTCCGACTGCGCCCTGACAATGCTGTTGCTGGCGCTCTGGCCCGGCCTGGACGCCATCCGTCGCCGGTCGCTCTGGCGCAGGCTCGGCACTGCCGACGAAGTCGCGTCCGACGTACTGGCGCGCACCACCGAGGCTGTCCGCGGCCTCGACCTCGGGCGTGTCAACTGGATCGCGGCCACAGTGCTGCGGAATGTCGAGCGCGACATGATCCGCGTGCGCCAGCGCGACCAGACACGCGAACATCTCGCCAGCGGCGCCGATCCCGACGAGGTGGCTGACAGCGGCGACAGCGGGATCGGCGCGGCCGGGTACGTACGGCTGAACGGCGCCGTGCGGAAGCTGCTCGGCGATGACGCCCTGCTGGTGATCCGCGTGGCGATCGAGGGCTTCTCGCAGGCCGAAGTCGCCGTCGAGCTGGGCCTGACCGAGGCCGCTGCCCGCAAGCGGTACCAGCGCGCGATGCGCCGGCTGCACGACGCCCTCGAGGAAATCCCCTGAACCGATGTCCCGATCCGGTCCCGCCAGTGGCTTTTCCCATTCGAGCGCCCCGAGCGCCTTCCCTCCAACCGAAAGCAGACACGCATGAACCGCACTGCCGATCTGTCGCTCGAGGATTTCAGGCGTCTTCCGGGGCTCTATCGCCGCTGGGAGCTGACCGAGGTCTGCGAGCCCAACCGCAACTATCAGATCGAGGACGCCGGCGCCCATGCCGACGGGACGCCGTTGCTGGCGATCTACGTCGCCGAACCCGCGCCCGACGACCGCGAGGCCGCCTGATGGGCCTCCTCGATCACCTCATCCCACGGAGAAAAGCCATGCCGGACCAGCCGGACGACATCACCCGTCTTCGCAAGGCGAGCTACGCGCTCGAAGACCTCCCCGAAACCATCGCCTTCCCGCAGCGCCCCGGTGACGAGCCGCGCCAGCCGCGGCCGGTCGTCGAGGCGACCGTGGACGAGATCGCCTTCGCGATCGTGGAGGCGGAACGCGAGAGCTCAGCCGCCTACCGCTGCGCCGACGCGCTGAAGCGCCTGTACAGGCTCGCCCGCGAGGCCGGGTGCATTGGCGCAGATCGCGCCGCCGCTGCGGTGATGAAGAAGGAGGGCCAGTGATGGCCCTTCCCATCATCGGCGCCGACGAACGGCTCGCCCAACGCAAGGGCATCAAGGGCGTCATCTTCGGCCGGTCCGGCATCGGCAAGACCAGCCTGCTCTGGACGCTGAACGCCGCGACCACGCTCTTCCTCGATCTCGAGGCCGGCGATCTGGCGGTCGAGGGCCTGGAGATCGACACGCTCCGGCCCCGCACCTGGAAGGAATGCCGGGATTTCGCGGTGTTCATCGGCGGCCCGAACCCGGCGCTGCGCGAGGACCAGCCCTACAGCCAGGCGCATTTCGACGAGGTCTGCGGCCGCTACGGCGATCCGGCGGTGATCGGGAAATACGAGACCGTCTTCATCGACTCGATCACCGTCGCCGGGCGGCTCTGCTTCCAATGGTGCCGCGGCCAGCCCGAGGCCTTTTCGGAGAAGACCGGCAAGCCCGACATCCGCGGCGCCTACGGGCTGCATGGCCGCGAGATGATCGGCTGGCTGACCCACTTGCAGCACACGCGCGGCAAGCATGTCTGGTTCGTGGGCATCCTCGACGAGCGGCTCGACGACTTCAATCGCAAGGTCTTCCAGCCGCAGATCGACGGCAGCAAGACCGGGCTCGAGCTGCCGGGCATCGTGGATCAGGTCATCACCATGGCCGACATTCCTGACCCCGGCGGTCAGCCGCAGCGGGCGTTTGTCTGCCAGACGCTGAACCCCTGGGGCTTTCCGGCCAAGGACCGATCCGGTCGCCTCGACAGGGTCGAGGCCCCGCATCTCGGACGGCTGATGGAGAAGATCCAGCGCCCCGCGGCGCCCGCCTCCGAACGCCTGACCTGGCCGCCGGTGACCCCGGCCGATCCCGCGCCCGCCGAGGTGCCCGGCCATGGCTGAGCGCCTCTCGCCACGCCCGGTGTCCCGATCCGGTCGCCGGGGTGGCTTTCCCCTTCTGACGCCGCTGCGCGTCCCACCCTCCAACTGAAAGGAGCCGCGCAATGTCCGGACCCTGGAACGACTTCAACTCCGCGCAATCCAACACCAACGTTATCCCGAAGGGCACGCTCGCCAAGGTGCGCCTGACGCTCCGCCCCGGCGGCTTCGACGACCCCTCGCAGGGCTGGACCGGCGGCTGGGCCCGCCGCGCCACCACCGGCGCCGTCTATCTTGACGCCGAATACACTGTCGTCGAAGGGCCCTATGCCCGCCGCAAGATCTGGTCGCTGATCGGCCTCTACAGCCCGAAGGGCCCGGACTGGGCAAACATGGGGCGCGGCCTGATCCGCGGCATCCTCAACTCGGCGCGCGGCGTGTCCGACAAGGACAACTCGCCCGAGGCGCAGGCCCGCCGCCGCATCAACGGGTTCGGCGATCTCGATGGGGTCGAATTCGTCGCCCGCATCGACATCGGTCAGGACACCAACGGCGAGGACAAGAACGAGATCCGCGCTGCGGTCACCCCCGATCATCGCGACTACGCCGCGCTGATGGGCACGGTCGCGCCGCAGTTCACCGCCGCCCCGACGCAGGGCCACACCGCGCAGCAGCCCACCACGGCCACCCAGCCCAGCCAGCCCGCGTCCGCCCCCGGCGCCGCCGGTCGGCCGAGCTGGGCGCAGTAAGGGGGAGACCGGCCATGCGCTTGCGCCCCCGCCAGAAGACCTTCGTCGAGCGCAGCGTGGCTGCGCTCGCTTCCCGCGGCAACACGTTGGGCGTAGCGCCCACCGGCGCGGGCAAGACCATCATGCTCTCGGCGGTCACCGGCGAGATGATCGGCGACGGCGCCAAGGCCTGCGTGCTGGCCCATCGCGACGAGCTGACAGCGCAGAACCGCGCCAAGTTCCAGCGCGTGGTGCCGGGCGTCGCAACCTCGGTGATCGACGCCACGGAGAATTCCTGGGGCGGCCAGGTCGCCTTCGCCATGGTGCCGACGCTGGCGCGCGCCTCAAACCTCGCGGACATGCCGCGCCTCGACCTGTTGGTCGTGGATGAGGCGCACCATGCCGTCGCCGACAGCTATCGCCGCATCATCGACCGGGTGCGCGAGGCCAATCCCGACGCCCGCATCTTCGGGGTCACGGCGACGCCGAACCGGGGCGACAGGAAGGGCCTGCGCGAGGTTTTCGACAACGTCGCCGATCAGGTGCGGCTGGGCGAATTGATCGCCTCGGGCCACCTGGTGCCGCCGCGCACCTTCGTCATCGACGTGGGCGTGCAGGACGAGTTGCGCTCGGTCCGCAAGACCATGTCGGATTTCGACATGGCGGAGGTCGCGGGCATCATGGACCGCGCCCCCGTCACCGACGAGGTGATCCGCCACTGGAAGGAGAAGGCAGGCGACCGGCAGACCGTGGTGTTCTGCTCCACCGTCGCGCACGCCGAACACGTCACCGAGGCGTTCAGGGCAGCTGGCGTTTCCGCCGCGCTGATCCACGGCGATCTGGCGGCCGAGACCCGCAAGGCGATCCTAGCCGACTACGCCGCGGGCGACATCCGCGTCGTGGTCAACGTGGCGGTGCTGACCGAGGGATGGGACCAACCGCCCACCTCCTGCGTCGTGTTGCTGCGACCGAGTTCCTACAAGTCCACGATGATCCAGATGGTCGGGCGCGGCCTGCGCACCGTCGATCCGGAGGAACATCCCGGCATCGTCAAGACCGACTGCGTCGTGCTGGATTTCGGCACCTCGAGCCTGATCCACGGCACGCTGGAACAGGATGTCGATCTCGACGGCAAGACCGAACCCGGCGAGGCGCCGACGAAGACCTGTCCTGCCTGCGAGGCGGAGATCCCGCTGGCCGCCACCGAATGCCCGCTCTGCGGCGAGGCATTCCCGCGCGAGGATCTGGATGCGGGCGAAGCCGGGGGCGCCGCGCCGCTCTCGGGCTTCATGATGACCGAGATCGACCTGCTGCAGCGATCCAGCTTCGCGTGGGTCGACCTCTACGGCACGGACGACGCGCTGATGGCCACGGGCTTCGCCGCCTGGGGCGGCATCTTCTGGCTGGACGGGGTCTGGTACGCCATCGGCGGGGCGAAGGGCGAGCGCCCCCACCTGTTGGGCGTCGGCGAGCGCACCGTCTGCCTCGCGCAGGCTGATGACTGGCTGAACACGCACGAGACCGACGAGAGCGCCTTCAAGACCCGTTCATGGCTGCGCCAGCCGCCGACCGAAAAGCAGCTGCAGTACCTGCCGCCCGAGTGCCGCCATGACTTCGGCCTGACGCGCTACCGCGCCTCGGCGCTGATGACCTTCGGCTTCAACAAGCGCGCCATCCGCCAGCTGATCGACACGGCGGGCAACCCCGAACGGAGGGCGGCATGACCCATGTCCACCCCCACCCCAATCTCCGCCGCGGACCGGCGGCGGCTCTGGCATCCGCGTGGGACGCTCTGTGCTGTCTGCCGGCAACCCACCCGTGGTTTTGGCTGGTTCGATCCGCACCGGTCGAAGCGGCCCCGGCCATCGGTCTGGTTCTGCTCGATGCGCTGCCAGTCCTTCTGGACGCGCTTGGCGCGGGAGCGTTTCGCCATGGTTGACCTCACCGAGGAAGAGCGCGCCGCGATCACCGCCACCATGAAACGCGTCGCCCTGCTGATGGACGAGATCGGCTGGGCCACCCCGCTCGGCGAACTGACCGAGGCGCAGGTGCGCGCGCTGATCGAGGAAGCCGTCGAGGGCTTCCGCGAGGCCATGTCCGACATCGCCCGGGCGCAGACGCCGGAGGTGCCGTTTTGACCCTCGATTACAATCATCGGCCCAGTTTCGCGGAGCAGGTCAACGTCGCCGTCGATCGGGCGCTCACCGCCGATCAGGCCACGCGGCCGCCCCGCGATTATCTCGGCGGCTCGCGCCTCGGCCATGCCTGCGAGCGCGCCCTGCAGTTCGAGTTCACGGCGACCCCGAAGGACGAGGGAGGGGACTTTTCGGGCCAATCGCTGCGCATCTTCGCTATCGGCCACGCGCTCGAGGAT